TCAGACCGAACAGCAGGCGTTCTTTCAACGCAAACTTGCCGAGGAAGGCGACTTTAGAAAGCAAGCCGAGCCGCTATATCAGGCGGCGCAGAAGATCTCTGACTTTGCCAGCAGCATCGGGAAGACGCCCGATGAACTGCTTCTAGGCTATGCCGGGATCGATCACGCTCTGCGCTATGCCCCTTATGCGGAAAAGGTGCAGCTATTCCAGAGGCTCGCCCAAGACTACGGCATCCCGTTTGCGCAGCCTGAACCCGACCCTTACGCCGACCCGTTGCAACCCACCGGCCAGGCGTATCCGGTCGTTCATGACTTGCGATCCCAGCTTGAGCAGGAGCGCGCCCGCGCTCAACAGCTTGAGCAACGCTACAATGCAACGCTCCAACAGCAGCTCTCGACGCAGGTCGAGGCTTTCGCTGGCGAAAAAGCTCCCGACGGCAGTCCGAAGCACCCCTTTTTCGAAGCGGTCAAGCCTGCCATGGGCCAATTGCTTTCGTCTGGCCAAGCCAAGTCCCTGCATGAGGCATACGCCCTCGCGTCAAAGCCCCTCCAAGATCAATTGGAGTCGGCCATTGCAGCGAGAACGCGTGCTGCCCAGGAACAACAGCAGAAGATCGTTGCCCAAGCGAAGAAAGCGGCGCCAATCCGATCAACAGGAGCCACCGTCAACGGCCGGTCTACGGCCAAGGCGGATCTGGACTCACTGCTGACGGACGCCATTGGCTCGCGCTTTAGCTGACATCGCCTCATCTTAAGGAGCGTGCCAGATGGCAGCGCCAAATAGTGACTTTACCGACATCGTAACCACGACCTTGCAGGGGTACTCCGGCACCCTTGCGGACAACATCAGCAACCACAACGCGCTGCTGCGGCAGATCGAGCGCAAGGGCAATGGAGAGGTCGCCACCGGCCGCTCGATTGTGCAGGAGCTTGAATACGCCGAAAATGGCACCGTCGCTTGGTATGCCGGCGGCGAAGCGCTGGACGTGTCCAGCTCTGAGACGTTCACGGCGGCCGAGTTCTCCTATAAGCAGCTCGCCGGCAACGTCGTCATCACCGGTCTTGAGGAAATTCAGAACAGCGGCAAGGAGGCGGTGCACAACCTGCTCAAGTCGCGCATTCGGAACCTCGAGAAGTCGCTGCGCAATACCGTGGCTTCGGCGCTGTATGCTGACGGCACCGGCTCGGGCGGCAAAGAGTTCGGTGGGCTTCAGTTGCTGGTGGCCGACACCAACACCAACGAAGTCGGGTCGATTAACGCGAACACGTATACGTGGTGGCGAAACTACGTTTACGATTTCTCGACGCTCGCGATTACGGCGTCTGCGACCACCATCCAGACGGCCATGAATACGGCGCACATCAACGTGATCCGTGGGTCAGACAAGCCGGATATGTGTGTCGCGGGCCAGGCGTATTACCTGCATTACCTCAACTCTTTGCAGGTCAACCAGCGCTTTGCCGACGACAAGAACGCCGGCGCTGGCTTCACCAACCTAATGTTCATGGGCAACCTGCCCGTGGTCTACGACGACAACTGCAACACGTCCCGCATTTACATGCTCAACACCGATTACCTTTTTCTTCGCAAGGCAAAGGGCCGGTGGATGAAGCCTGCGGGCGACAAAGCCTCCGTCAACCAAGACGCCATGGTCATGCCGATGTATCTCGCCGGGAACATGACCGTGAGCAACCGCAGCCTCCAGGCTGTGATCTGCGCTTAAAGGAGCCAAGCACATGACTTATCGCACAGTTGGCCCGGCGCTGGTTGGCCATCAGCCGATTGCAACCACCGACACGGTTCAAAACCATCCGCTTGGAACCATCATCCAGGCGCACGATCCCATCTATGGGGCCGGCGAGTTTATCTATCTGAAGGGCGTCGCCTCGACGGTGGTCGGCTCCATCGTCAATTTCAAGGGCACCACGTACCAGACTGCCCTTGGATATGCCGGCGAGAACGTGCCGGGGCCGCTGGCCGTCGCCATGTCGGCCAACGTCGCCAGCCAGTATGGTTGGTATCAGATCAGCGGTCTGGCCGTGGCGGCGAAGGCATGCACGGTGAGCTTTGCAGCCGCTGCTAAGGTGGCTGTGGGCTCGTCGTCGGGCCTCGCGGTGGCGTCGCTCTCTGGTCAGGAAATCCAGGGCGCCATGGTGTCTGCGGTGGCGTCTGCCACGGCGGGCCGCACCACGGTTACGCTGGTGATGAACCGGCCGGCCTTGCAAGGTCGGGTGACGTAACCTTGACTGGCGGGGGCTTCGGCTCCCGCCTTTTTTCACGGGGGAATTGTGCAGCTACCGTTCGCCAACCTACAGATCAAACACTGGAACCCCGGCGCAACGGCGCCGCTTATCCTGCCGGTGCATGTGATCTGCAACACGTCCGACGACGATCTTCACCGCAACATCAAAGCCAATTCAGCGCGCCCGCGTCAGATGCTGCGCCGATGGGTCAAAACCGAACCCGCGCACGATCATGTTGCCGTGCTGGTGGGCTCTGGCCCGTCGCTCGCCGACACCCTGGACGAGGTGCGCGCCCATGCGCAAGCCGGCGCTGTGATCTTCGCCATGAACGGCGCCGCGACCTATCTCCATGATCGCGGCATCACCGCCGACTATCAGGTGATGATTGACCCTCGCGAGGAAACCAAGCAACTCGTGGGTGTGGCTAAAGACCACCTCATCGCCTCGCAGTGTCACCCGGCGATCTTCGACGCCCTACCGCACGCGCGGCTCTATCACTTGCAGATCGAGGGCATTGACGACGATCTGCCGACCTATGAGGAGGCGTTCGCCCTCGTGGGTGGCGCGGCCTCGGTCGGTAACACGTCGACCGTCCTGGCCTATGTGCTGGGGTTTCGGACCTTGCATCTCTATGGCTACGACTCCAGCCATCGCTCGGCGCAGTCGCATGCGTTCCATCAGCGCATGAACGACGGCGAGCCCAACTGTGTGGTGGTGTGGAACGGCAAGGAATACCGGACCAGCCTCACCATGAAGCTCCAGGCCGAAAAGGCGCAAGAAACCCTGTCCGCACTGACCACGGCCGGCTGTACCATTCACGTCCACGGCTCGGGATTGCTGCCCGATATGTGGAACACGCCGATGGAAGTGCTGCCTGAGCGCGAGAAATATATGCGCATGTGGTCGGTTGCCGGCTATCGCAATCTCAGCCCTGGCGAAGATGCGGCGCAAATGTTTCTGGATCTCGTGCAGCCATCCGGGCTTGTTATCGACTTCGGATGCGGCACCGGGCGCGGTGGTCTCGCGATCTCGAAGGCCGGGCATGATGTCTTTTTGGTCGACTTTGCATCGAACTGCCGGGACACCGAGGCGCTGCACCTGCCGTTCCTCGAGCACGACCTCACCGAGCGCTGCCCGCTACATGGCGATGTTGGCTATTGCACCGATGTCATGGAGCACATTCCGCCTGATCTCGTGGAAGCGGTTATTCACAACATCATGCGCAGCGTGCCGACCGCGTTCTTCCAGATTGCGACCGTGCCCGACAACTTCGGCGCCGTCATCAACCAGCGCCTGCATCTGACCGTTGAAGATCACGCATGGTGGCGCGCCACGTTCGAACGTCTCGGCTACGCCGTCACTCATGACACCGATGCCGGGATGCACTCCATCTTTGTGATCCAGAGGACCGCATGAAAGAGCCCATCAACAAGTTGCGCGCGAAGTTCTTCCGGGACGAGGAAGCCAATCGCGACATGATCGAGATCAAGATTATCGGCGACCCGAACACGCTGATCCGCAAAGTATCGCCGGTGGATGTCGAGCGGTGGCCGAACGAATGGTCTGGCTATGTGGCCGGCAAGGCCGAGATCGAGGTCAAGGGCACGTCGCTGATGGAAGTGCCCGGCATCGACAAGGGCCGCGCGCTGGCGTTCAAGCTGCAAGGCGTGCGCACGGCTGAGGAACTGGCGGGCCTCGATGAAGCAGCCGCCAAGGGCCTTGGGCTTGGCACTTGGACGCTCGTCCGTGTGGCCAAGGCGTTTCTTGCCGAACGCCGGCTCGAAGCGCTCGAAGCCATGGCCGCTGACGCCCCGAAGCGTGGCCCTAGCCGCCCGCCGAAGACTGACCAGCCCGAAGCCGCAGCTTAAGGAGACAGCCCATGGCCTCGACGTGTGACATCTACAAAGGTTCAAACAAGCTCGGCTCGGGATCGTGCGAGGCGGCGTCTGCCTCGATCACGTCCTACACCGGCACCGCGCCGATCAATCTGCGCAATGTGCAGGTGGTCGTTACGGAAGCCGGCGACCACACGGGAAAAAGCATCTGGACCCGTGTGCAGTCTGGCTCTGGCACGGCGACGCTGGTTATTCGTGACGCCATTCCGTTCGTGGGGGCCTAACGCATGTCGCTGTTGACGATCATCCAAGACGCCGCCGACCGCATTGGCATTGTGCGGCCGTCTGCGGTGATCGGCTCGACCGACCAGCAAATCCGCGCCTTGTTGAGCCTCAGCATTCAGGACGGCAAGGCGCTGGCCAAGCGCCACGACTGGCAGCGATTGCAGAAGGAAAAGACTTTCACCGCCACGGCGACTGAAACGCAGTCGGCTGTGATCCCGAGCGACCTTGATCGGTTTATCCCCGGCACGTTCTGGAACCGCAGCCAGGACCGCCGTGTGGTGGGGCCGATCAGTCCGCAGCAGTGGCAGCAGCTCAAGACCGGGCTGCTTATTATGCCATGGGACTCGTTCCGGGTGCGCGGCGATGCGCTGCTGATGAACCCGACGCCGATTGCCGGCGATGCGATGGCGTTTGAGTATGTGACCACCTATTGGGCCGCCAGTGCCGCCGACACCACGCCGGATCAAGCGACGTGGGTGGCCGACGATGACGTGAGTTTTCTCGATGACGAGGTGCAAACCTTGGGCGTCGTCTGGCGGTTCAAAAAGGCGAGGGGCCTGGAATATGCCGAAGAGTTCCAAGAGTACGAGGTCCGCCTGGCGCAGTTGATGGGCGTCGATGGTGGTCAAAGCACCATGAACATGGGCATCGACGACGGTGGCTCGAACTTGAGCCTGCCATATGCCCCAGACGGCAACTGGTCGATCAGCTAATGATGAGAACAGCGGTCCGCCGCCGACCTGCGCGCCAACTGCAAGCCATCGTTCGCTCGAAGGCGCTGCCGGCACCCGTTGAGGGCTGGGACGCATCGAGCGCGCTGGCCGGCATGAAAGAAACCCGCGCGGTACAGCTCAAGAACTGGTTCCCGCAAGCGGGCTATGTCGAGGTTCGCAAGGGCTACAAGTGGCAGAGCTGGGACTTGGGCTCCAGCCCGAAGACAGTGTCGTCGGTCAACGACGCCACGGACACGTTCACGAGCAACTCGCACGGCCTTGCCGATGGAACGGCGGTCAAGATCCATGCGGCGACCACGTTGCCGGCGGGATTGAGTGCGACGCGCATCTATTACATCCGCGACACGGCCACTAATACGTTCAAGCTGGCAACCGTTGCGGGCGGCACGGCCGTTAACATCACGTCGGCCGGGTCGGGTACGATCACCGTCTATCAAGTCAACGAACCGCTAGCTGAATCGCTGGCAATCTGGCAGGGGCCAACGAGTTCCAAGCTCTTTGCGGCGGCGGGTGGCGCGTTCTGGGATGTGACCAGCACGGCGGGGGCGACGTTTGCGAAAACGAGCGGCACCGTGAACCGGTGGCAATGGTGCAATCACACGACCAGCGCGGGCGCGTTTCTGTTTCTGGTCAATGGCACCGACGCCCCGTTACATTACAACGGCACGTCGTGGACGGCGCCGACAATCACCAGCATCACCGCAAGCGACGCGATTGGCGTCATCAGCCACAAAAAGCGGCTGTGGTTCGTTCTCAAAGACAGCACCAAGGGTGCCTATCTCGGCACTGAAGCCGTAGCCGGTGCAGCCTCGACGTTTGAGTTTGGGTCGCTGTTTACCAAGGGCGGCTATCTGCTGGCGCTGGCCACCTGGACCCGCGACGGTGGCTCTGGGTCGGATGATTACTTTGTTGCGATCTCGAGCCGGGGACAAGCAGCCGTCTATCAGGGCACGGACCCGGCCGACGCGACCACATGGGCGCTGGTCGGTGTGTTCGATGTCCCGACGCCCATCGGCCGGCGCTGCTTCACCCGTTTCGGCGGCGATGTGCTGCTACTGACCGTCGAGGGTGTGTTCCCGCTTTCGCAGCTGTTGGCCGTCGATCAGAGCCAGGTGCAGCGGGTGGCGATTTCGGAGCGCATCAGCCAAGCGTTCAACGAGGCGGCGCTGTCGTACCAGAGCCTCTTTGGCTGGGAGGCCTGCGTGTATTCCAAGGGCACGCGGTTGATTGTCAACATCCCGACCAGCGAGAACAGCACGGCGAAGCAGTACGTGATGAATACATTGACCGGCGCCTGGTGCGAGTACGACAACCACAACGCCAACACTTGGGTCGTCTATAACGACAACCTGTATTTTGCCGGCAACGATGGCGACGTGTACAAGGCCGACACGGGTCGGGCGGATATTGATGTTCCTATCGCTGCCATCGGCCAGACCGCCTACAATGCGTTCGGTGCGCCCAATACCAAGCGGTTCTCGATGGTCAAGCCGCTGGTCACGGCGACCGGCACCAATCGCCCGGCGCTCGGTGTGTCGACGGATTTCGTGGAGACCTCGACACTTTCGACACCTTCCGCCGTAACGGCAACGGGCGGCTCGACGTGGGACGGCGGCCAGAC